GGGCGTAGAGCGTGGCCTTCATCGTAAGTTCGCCCTGCACCGCCTGCACGGTGAGTGGTTCACTCCACATCAGGACATCCTCGACCTTATAGCCACGGGCCGGAAGCTACCAGTCGGTACTGGGTGATGCCTCGTCCGCTGCACTCTCCAGAGGATCGACAGCACGCCCTCGACGTCTATCGCGACCATGGTCCCGCCGAGGCCAGCAGGCAGACGGGCATCTCTGTCAAGACCATCGCCTCATGGGCGCGGCGTGCAGGGGTGCAGATGTCTGCAGAGAATGCAGTTGACCATCTGCAGCGAGCCACGGAGATCAATGTCAGCACCCTTCGGGAGCGTCGTGCCAAGGCCGCCATCTCGCTGCACGTCGATGGGTTCGCTCGGCTTTTCGCGAAACTGTGGGAGCCGACCGTTCTGCGACACTGGGGTACGGAGAGCACATACGACAACGGTAGGCTCATCGGTACACGGACGGTGTTGATGGAGCAGGAGATACCGTACCCCACCTTCGCCGACCAGAAAACGATCCTGCAGGCTGCAGCCATCGCCCTGGATCGGTCGATGAAGCTGACCGGTGACGAGGCAGGACCGGTGGGCGCGAACATCCTCGTGCAGATCCAGCAGCGACTTGCGGGCGGGTTGGACGCCGAGACGCGGGTGCAGGTTGCAGCCTTGCTCGACACCATCGAGGCCCCGACCGAGCCGGCGGCATGACGTGCCAATTCCAGCATGTCCCGCACGACTGGCGGCGCTGAGGTGACGATCCTTTCCCCAGCGCGTAGGCTTGCTGCCGCCCTTGACCCGGTCATCATGGTGCGTCACGCCGGTATCACGGCTGACCCCTGGCAGGAGACGGTACTCCGCTCGCAGGCACGCCGGATCATTCTGCTATGCAGCCGACAATCAGGAAAAAGCTCCACCGTCGCAAGCATCACCATGCACACCGCAGTGTGTCAGCCGAACAGCCTCATCCTGATCGGCGCGCCGTCGCAGAACCAGAGCGCCGAGTTGCTGCTCAAGGCGAAGGCGATCTACAACGTGGGCGGCCAGATGGAGGTGTTCGACGACGTAGAGCATGGGCTGGAGAAGTACAACCTGCACAACGCCGTGCTCAGAATGCGCCTGTCCAATCGCAGCCGGATCATCTGCGTCCCTGGCAAGGAGGGAACGGTTCGCGCCTACTCTGCGGTCAAACTGCTGGTGGTTGATGAGGCGTCATACGTACCCGACACGTTCTACCAAGCCGTTTTCCCCATGCTGGCGGTATCAGGCGGACGGGTGATCCTACTGAGCACTCCGCATGCCAAGTTCGGGGCGTTCTATGACATCTGGACCGAGGCGCCTGAGTGGGACTTTCGGCTTCCGGCTGAGGCGCAGGAGGAGGCGTGGCTCAAGATCAAGGTGCCGTGGTGGGAGTGTCCGCGCATCCGACCAGCGTTTATCGATGCTGAGCGGGCGAGGTTCGGCAACGCCTACGTGCAGAGGGAGTACGAGTTGGAGTTCGCTGATGCCATTACGGCCGCCTTCCGCACCGAGGACATCGACGCCATGGCTCGCGACGACGTGGAGCCGTGGGCGTGCGCAGGGTGGGCGCGGTGATCCTGTGGCATCCCGCAGCCGCTCCTACCCTGCCCGTATGCTCGACATCGATGCAGCCAACGGTCTCTGGTACTGCGCAGTCCGCGATGGGCTGGTGGAGATGTACGCCGAGGATGCGTCCACATGGGCGCTGACCGACCGCGGGCTGGAGGTGGCCTACCGGCGGGCGTTCACGCAGGGTGCGGATCCAGAGTGCCTCTCCGCAAGCCAACTCATCTCCCTCGCGGTGTACGGCATCACGGATATGGGATGAGCCCCGTATCCAATGGATACTGGTCCTGATGCGGCTTAGGGTGGGCGTCGATCTCGGAAAACTGAACGACTATAGCGCCGTGACTGTCTGTGAGGTGACCGATGCCCCCATGGCGTTAGGCGAAGTCACCACGGCGGACGTGGACGCGATGGCAGCCAGTATGGCGGTCGGCATCGACCCTCTCAGTCCGCTCGGTATTCTCGACGTGAGACATGCGCAGCCGGTCTACGTCGACCCGCTCGACCACCTGCCTGGTCCCCGCGTGCCGTCGCTCGAGCCGCTCTACACGGCACGGCACATCGAGCGTGCCCCGCTCAATACCCCCTATACCGACGTGGCGATCGGAGTACGCGTCATCGTCCAGTGGCTACGGCAGCAGTTTCCTCGCATCGTGCCGGAACTCTACGTCGATGCCACCGGGGTCGGCATCCCGGTGGTGGACATCCTGCGTCGCGAACTGTCTGGCATTCCGCATCGCCTCGTGCCAGTCACGATCGTCAGCGGGGATGGGTATCACGACGTGGTCACGGCGGATGGTGCGGACCGCAAAGGCAGGGTCGTGCCGCGGAGTGCGCGTGGACTGAGCGTCGGCAAGGGGTTCCTCGTGTCGCGGTTGCAGGCGTTGTTGCAGACGCAGCGCCTTGTCGGTCCGCGGACGATGGTCGCCGAGTTGCAGGACGAGTTGCGGGTGTTCGAGACGCGGGCGAAGGAGGGGCGGGACCAGTACGGGGCGAGGGTCGGAGCACACGACGACCTTGTCATTTCGGCAGCCCTCGCCGTGTTAGACCGCCCGCGGCAGGATGCACGGCGCGTGGTGGAGACGCTGGAGACGATCAGCGGGCCGAGCATCGTAGGCGGTGGGCCAGCGGGAGCGTGGGACATCCGCTAGGAGATGGGGCCTGCGATGTACGATGCTAGCCATGGGCTACTTTCACGGCGCGATCGTTCCTGACATAGGCGACGCCCACTACTACAAGGACTGTCCGAGGCTCACCGGCCTCGGTCTTGAGATGCGTGGCTGTTCTCCAGTCGTGCTGTCAGACGACGTCAAGCTCGATCATGACGACGGAGGAGAGTTCATCTTGCCGGTGGTCGGCGATGTCATGCGCAAGGTGTACGTCTGTATGCGGTGCGTCCGTCGCAGCAACGGGCTATCCGATACGTGGGAAGAGGAGCACGAGTACGTGACCGGCGAAGCGCCAAGGTAAGGGCAACCCGTCCCGCGTCCCACGATGCGTCCCACGATGGCACAGGGACAGCCGACACCGAAGGCCACGCTGAGATCGCTGGTCCGCCGTACCATGCATCTGCGTGTCCCACATCTGCGGCCGGTGACCGCCGATACCAAGACCACCGACACCGCTGCGGCCAAGTATCTCCCGCCAGCGCAGACCGCCGACCACTACCTGAGCCAGTACCTGTAGGTGGCGATCCTCGGCCCTGACGGCAGGGCGTTCCCACAGACCACGCGTGCAGAGTTCGCGGCTGCTCAGTCTGCACTGGCACGAATGCCTGCCGAACTACGACGTGCCGTGAACCTTGACGAGATCGGTGTCAGCGCTACCCAGATCATTGGCGGCCTGATCTATGAGGAGCGCGCCCCCGAACTCGCCGGCTCCAAGGGCATGGAGGTGTGGAGAGAGATGGGGCACGACGCCACGCTTGCCATGTGCCTGCACGCCACCATTAACCCTCTGCGCAGCGCCGACTGGTTCATGGAGCCCGCGAGTGAAGACCCAGTCCACGTAGAGCAAGCCGACCTCGCGCACTGGTGCCTGTGGGAGTTCGGCACGATGTCATACGACGATCTGTTGCGCCAGCAGATGAAGGCCATGAAGCAATATGGCGTCGGCATGTCAGAAATCTGTTACCGGCCCATCCCATCCGGTGAGTTCGCAGGCAAGTGGGGATGGGAAAAACTGGCATGGCGCAGTCCCCTGAGTCTGTACCGCTTCGACGTGGAGCCCGTGCAGACCGAGTATGGCGGTACACGACGAGAACTCGTGCAGATCGTGCAGCGTGACCCTGCTAGCGGCGGGCTGTTCTACTTGCCGAAGGACAAGGTGCTGCTGTTCGTCAACGACCTCGAAGGTGAAAACTTTTTAGGGAATTCAAGCTTCCGCGAGTGCTACGAGGCATGGCGATACAAGCGTGCCATCGCCAGACTGGAGGCAATTGCTCTCGAGCGGTGCGGTATGGGTCGGATGAAGGCCACGCTGCCGCAGGACTACTCCGAGGCGGAAAAGAACATGGCCCGGCAGATCGTGGAGAACGACCGCATCCACGAGAACGCCGGCATCGTCACCACCGAGGCAGTCCCGGTCGAAGTCATCCACAACTCGATCGAGGGTGCGGCGTTCCGTGCGGCATGGGAGGCGTACGATGCTGCGCTGTGCTTCCCGTTCCTCACGCAGTACCTGCTCTTGGGCCAGCGTGGGAACAGCGGGGCGTACTCGCTCAGCCAAGACCACAGCCAGATCCAACTCACGCAGCTCAACGGCGATGCCAACCAGTTCGAGCAGGTACTCAACCTGTCGCCGGGGATCCCGCTTCTCGTCTCCATCAACTACCCGAACGCCGACCCGAGCAAGATGCCGAAGTTGCAGCATGGCGACATCGGCCGCAAGGACATGGAACTGATGGGCAAGACTCTGCTCGCACTGTCGCAGGGTGGGTGGGTTATGCCGACCGCGCAGGATGAGGACACGCTGCGCAAGTTCGTCGACCTCCCGGAGCGCGATTCCACGCTCAGCCCGGAGGCGTTGGTGCCGCTCATCCAGCAGGTGCTACCGCCGACGTGGTGGGGGACGCCGCATGATGCGAACATGGCGGTGAACCCGGCTGCTAAGGCGCTGGGCGGCGCTGGTGCTCCGGTGCCGCAGGGCCAGCCGAGTGCGGGGCAGTTCTCCGAGCGCGAGTGGGCCGCCATGGCCGAGCGAGCGGTGAGGGCGCGGATGCCGTGGCGCCGCCCGCAGATCAAGGGTGGACGCGTTACTGCCGAGGATGCCGTAAGGGTGCGCATGGGAGAGTATCTGTTGGACTACTTCGAGCAGGCTGACAAGCCGCGCATGCAGAAGCCCGACCCGCCATCCGTGCGCATCGCCAAGCGGCGCAGGCCGTACCAGATCGCGCGCATGTCCTCCGATGCGGCCAAGGTGGTGGAGATCAACGCACGGGCCAAGGCGGGCGGCGGGAGTGCGAACGGCAAGCGCAAGGTGGTCGTGAGCCCTGCGGACATCGTGGCGAGACAGGGGCGTAGGTCGGTGCAGGACGTGCTGGCTGGGCTCGGCGCGAAGAACGGAGGCAAGGCGTGATCGCCTCGCAGTATGAGGGCAGGCTGTCGGAGTTTATCGGCGGGCTGGGGAAGCGGTCGTAATGCTCCACATCGGCGACTGCCGCGACGTGCTGCCCACGCTGCCCGCAGCGAGTGTGGATGCTTGCGTGACCGATCCGCCGTATGGGTTGCAGTTCATGGGCAAGGGTTGGGACGCTGCCGATAACGTCGCCTTCCGTCCGGAGACGTGGGCTGCGGTGTGGCGGGTGATGAAGCCGGGAGCGTGGCTGCTGAGTTTCGGCGGGACGCGGACACAGCACCGCATGGTCTGCGCTGTGGAGGATGCTGGGTTCGTCATCCATGACACGGTCGCGTGGATGCACGGGCAGGGTTTCCCGAAGTCGCACCACTCCCTCAAGCCTGCCTTAGAGCTGGTTTGCCTTGCACGCAAGCCTCGCCGTGGCATGAGCGTTCTGAATATCGACGCCTGCCGCCTGCCGCATGGCGATGACCTTAGCCGATATGAGCGCAGTGCCACCAGTGGGTTTCAGCGTGGCGGCATCTATGGCGATGGTGACCCGATCTTGTCGCCAGCCCATCCGGGTGGCCGTTGGCCCGCGAACGTCGTCCTTGACGATGAGGCTGCGGCCATGCTTGACGCTCAGAGCGGAGATCGGCGCAGCGCTGGCGACTACCCGACCACCTACAGCGACGGTCGCGGGTACAACGGTGTAGGAGCAGTACAGGGGCCGCTGTATGGCGACACGGGCGGGGCGTCGCGGTTCTTCTACTGCGCCAAGGCATCGACCGCTGAGCGCAACCGTGGACTAGAGGGTCGCAACCCGCATCCCACTGTCAAGCCGCTGGCGTTGGTGCGCTGGCTCGTCAGGCTCATCGCTCCTCTCGGCGGCATCGTATTAGATCCGTTCCTCGGCAGCGGTACCACGGCCATAGCAGCACAGAGCGAAGGGTTCCGCTGGATCGGGATAGAACGTGATCCTGAGTATGCAGAGATCGCCCGTCAACGCATTGGGTTGTGCTGCGAGGTGGCGTCTTGACCACGGAGTTCGTGATCGCTGCCTGCGTCGCCATCGCCGAGGCATGCGCGGGCGTGGCTATCTGCGTGATGCGGCACGTCGATGCGAGGCGTCATGGGCACTGAGCGCGCTGGCTTCCGCAGGTTCCTGCTGCGACGGCATGAGGACGTAACCGGGCTGAGTGGTACGGGTGACGTAGCTTGGGGATGTGTCTTCCCGGACGGTAAGGCTGTGGTGCGTTGGCGATCTGAGCACGGGTCTACGGTCGTGTGGGATCGCGAGGAGAGTATCGAGGCTATCCACGGTCACGTGGGGAAGACCGAGATCGTATGGCTGGACGAGGAGTAGGTGATGCGCAAGCACAGTCCATTCAACTGCACGCGGATCGGGGCGCATTCTGCGTGTACCGAGCAAGCGAAGGCGCAGAAGTCGACGAAGATCACGCGCCTGCGTATCGAGAACGCCTCCCGTAGACGCAACCGGAGGCGCTGTGCGTGACGTCCTCGACAGTCCCCGGTTCTGGCTCTATGTGCACGGTATTCGCACGCTTGTGTGGATGGCTATGCTGCCGGTGAGTTTCGTCACGGGCTGGGCGAACGCGATCCCCTACGTCACCGCTCTGAGCATCTGGGCGCTAGTCGAAACTGCTGCGGGAAATTGGCAGGGCGCGCGCGCCGAGATTCGGGCTCAGCGTGCAGAGAAGGCAGCGGAGGACGGGCAGGGTGTCTGCTGACCGCGCCGAACTCGCACACCCCAGCGACACCCGGCAGGCTGCACTCGACGCCCTGCCCGTACATGGGTCACTGCGCAAAACAGCCGCGGCGCTCTCTGGGCCAGACAGAAAGGGTCCGAGTAAAAGCTCAGTGCACCGATGGAAGCAACGCGCATCGGCAACCACAGACACTCCTGCACCACCTGATGCGTCCGATCTGCCAGAGCCCGACACCGCGCAGAGTTCCGCGGACGACCCTGTCGTGCAGGCTGAGGCCGAGTACGTCGACCCGGCTGGCGCCGCACCGGAGCCCGGCCCAACCTTCGCTGACCGTCTGACCGACCCGACCTTCCTCCGCGCCTTACACCGCTACCTCGATCTCTGCGCCACGGGAACACGCCCGGACATCGCATGGGAAGGGGCGAAGGTGATCGACCCGTTCTTCTCGCTCTCCGACAGCGAGGATGCGGACCTACGTGCA